CAAACTAACCCTCGTCCAAATCTTCACGGATTCGGCAACAGAAGAAATCGTCAAGGTCACAGTCGCCACAAGGCAGGCTCCATGGATGACGTTTGCTTCGATTACAGAAGTTGAAATGGTTGATTAACAGAATCATGGCACTAGCCCTCATTACCGCATTGTCCACCCCAGCCCACGCAAGTGCAGCTGCTGATTCCCACGCCAAATACAACGGCGTGTTGCCTGATCAATATTATGACCAACTCGCCCGGTGCGAAACTGGTGGCAACTGGTCACACAGCACAAAGTCCTACACAGGCGGTCTAGGCATTCACCGCCAGACATGGCGCACATGGTCAGACACTCCCAGTGCAAAAGGCAAGACACCAAAGCAACAAGTCAAGGTCGCTGATGCCATCGCATTCAAATCCCACATCAATCCTGACGGACGCAAAATATGGCGCGTTGGGCCGTGGGGCTGGGGCTGTCTCAAGGGACAAGCATCCCTGCAAAGATTCATCTGCCAATCAAGACACACGCTTGTTGTCAAATGGAAACGTAACTGTGGAAAGGTACACACAAATGGAAACATCAACGGGCGAGCTAATCGCCAAACTAACTAACCTCAGCCATAACTTGGCTCTGGAATTGCGCTTCAAAGAATCAAGCCTCGTGCTCGAAGCTGTGGGCGCGCTTCACGCATTGCCGAACATTGCCGAAACTATCCGCGATTCATGGCACCCATCGTTCAACAGTTCAGGCCCGTCAAAAGGCATCACATATATCAGCAACGTGTCATTGGGGAAATCAGATGAGTGAAAAAGTACAAGTTGGCAACATTGGTATTCACCAAGTAACCAAGGACAACATCAGCTGCAAAGTCAGCGACCATGACACCTTCAGTTGCATCACCCTTGACTTTGGCTTGACAAGCGTTACCTTGTTCACGACCCGTGATGACACTGCAGCTATCAGGAGAATTCTGGGTGGCTGGTGAGTGAGTACACACACAACGATGACTTGGCAGACCTGCTCTATGCCAAAGACCAAGAGATTGCTGAACTGCAAAAGAAGCTTGAATACGTTCGTTCAATGCTCAACCAACTAGAAAAGGACTACGCCCGTGGGCTTTGATATCGACTCCTATGAACCAGTCCAAAGCAGGTTCTCTCGCTTCATCGAATGGGCGGAGACGCGCGAGCAGTTCTTCGCTGTCATCTCGGAACTTTTGTCCCTACCCGGTGAAGACATTTGTGTCATGAAGACCAGCATCCTTTGCGATGGCGTGGTCGTAGCCACAGGCCATGCTGAGGAAGTAAGAAACATGGGCAACGTCAACAAGACCAGCTCATTAGAGAACTGTGAAACCTCCAGTTTGGGCAGGTGCCTAAGTAACTTTCCTATGCACAACTTCTGTGGGTCATCGCTTGACAAACGCCCCAGCCGTGAGGAGATGCAGAAGGTGCAGCGCGGAGACACAGTCATTACTGAGTCCAGCAACCTTGCCTCAGAGAAGCAACAGAACATGATTCGTGCCGTCTGTAAATCCATGGGCAAGGTTCCTCCGCACAACCTCCAGTCGTTTAGCAAGCGCGAAGCAAGCGCGTACATCGATTCATTGAAGAACGGTGAGCAACCAGCCCCAACGTATGACAGCCCTGAGGAGCCGTTCTAGTGCTTGACTTGTTCAGCCTTGTCATCATGTTGAGCGCGGTGTTCATGTGTGGGTTCATGCTTGGCAAAGACAAACGATGATTCCCGTCAGCGAGTCATCCTTTCAGGCCCAAGTGAAGGCACTGGCCTTCCAGTTCGGTTGGTCATTGCACCACTCACAGCCGTCAATGACACGCACCGGGCGATACATCACCACTGGGTCCACAGGCTTCCCTGACCTTGTCATGGCTCATCAAGAGCGCGGACTCATCTTTGCTGAGTTAAAGACCGAGAAAGGCAAAGCGTCAGAAGCACAGCTGCAATGGTTGAGAACACTTCACCCCCACGCTGAGTGCTACCTTTGGCGACCATCAGACATCACCTTCATAGCCCAAAGGCTCTCCCAGTGTTAATACTTGCGTGGTACGCACTGCTAATATCCATCGGCATTGCCATCCTTCAGGGGATTCGAAAGAACTAACACAATGATCACAACTGAATACGACCATGGCCACATACGGAGTTGAACTGTGTTGGTGTTTACACGGGAACGTGGGTCGTGCAGTGCGCCTTGCCTCTTGTGATGACTTACTTGAAGGGATGCTGGGGTCAGTCACTGTTCAGCGTCTAAACGTCATAAATACGAATGGTGTCCACTTCAACAATGTGTCCGGCAACCATGACCTACTTGGTCAGAACTGTGGGGAACACAAACCACCAGACCGAACACGAACACGAAAGCAACCGCAGGCGAAGCCAAGGGCGCTAGCAATAACACAAAGGAAACCATGACAGCACACAACACCAAAGCAAGAAGCCACTCATCCTTCAAGGCCATACGAAAGCAGCTACTGGAACACGATAACCACTGTGCAATCTGTGGCAACGAAGCCAACACAATCGACCACATCAGACCAGTAGATACGTTCACCAACCCAATAGATGCCAACACACTGGACAACTGCAGGGTCCTATGCCGTAGCTGCAACTCCCGTGCCGGGGCGCGCTATGTCAATGCCAAAACCGCAGGCAAACTCGCCGTCATCGCAGACGAAGAACAACCACCAAAACCCAAGACGCATTACAAAACCCCCCCCGCCAAAGCGAACACACGTTTGACCACGCAAAGTGAAACAGAGTTTTTAGACGAAACCGTCTTCCTTCCCCCGAAAGAATCCATTTCTGTATCTCCGCCAGTAATTGCAAGGGAATGGCAAAACGCAACTCAGTTTTTGTCGGAAAGTCCTAGACTTTGCACGAACACGGAGAGTGGTAATCGGGTCTTGCTGGGGGATTTGGCTTCGTTTGCTCGTGACGTTGTTGGCGTGGAACTTATGGATTGGCAGCTCAAGGTTTTGGGCGACCAGCTTTCTCTTTTCCCTGAGGACCATCCTGAAGCTGGGCGGATGATGTTCTCGCGCTCTCTTGTGTCGGTGGCCCGACAGAACGGCAAGTCATTTGCCTTAAAAGTGCTGGTGATGTGGTGGCTGGTTCGGATGCCAATACTTCGCGGTACACCCCAGACGGTGTTGACTACCGCGCACCGTCTCGACCTTGCTTCTGAATTGTTCAACGCGACAGCACCAATTCTTGAGGAGAAGTTCGGCGCGAAACTTGTCAAGTCTTATGGTCGCCAAGGTTTAGAAATGCCAGACGGCACCCGGTGGTTAGTTCGTGCAGCTACGCCATCAGCAGGAATGGGTTTGTCTTGTGACCTTGTCGTGATCGATGAGCTATTTGACTGCTCCACCTTGGCAGTAGATGATGCCCTTATTCCCACGATGCGCGCAAGGCGTGACCCGTTGCTCTCTTGCTGGTCAACTGCTGGCACCGAAGAATCGCACGTCATGAAACGCATGAGGGAGCGCGGAATGTCAGAGATTGCTGTGGGTACAAAGTCCAAGATGTACTTCTGTGAATTCAGCCCACCGAGCAACATTGACCCGATGACACCAGAGGCGTGGAAATATGCAAACCCCGCGCTGGGAACTTTGCTTGAGATGTCAACTATCGAAGAAGAATCTCATTCACCAAACACCGCCTCGTTTCTACGCGCAAGTTGCAACCTCTGGATTACGGGCCATAAGAGCTGGTTAGATATTGGGCTGATGGAGAACATCGCGGATGCTTGCAATCTTCCCCCCAATGGTGTACTGGCGATAGAAGCGTCACAAGAAGACCATCGCTTTGTGGGTGTCAGGGCCGTGACCAAGGGCGAACAAGTTCTGGTCACTGTGGAATTCATTGTGGACAACCTTCGCGACCTGTGGGCATCCGTTGACCAATGCCGAAAAGAGAACCCAAAGTTGACGCTGGCAATCGGCGCTTCCTTAGACCTCCACCTGCCTTCGAATATCCGCGGGACCGCCATCCTCGTAGGCACCCGCGAACTTCAACGCTGGACAACACTGGTGCGCTCCATGATTCAATCAGGGCAAGTCAGGCACACAGGAGAGTCAATATTCATTGAACAAATGAACCGCGCTGTGCTGATTAAACACAACGGCATCATGGCTATCAGTTCGTCACGTTCACCCGGTCCGATTGAACTGGTTCGTGCAGCTGTCTGGGCAATCGCCCAAGAAGGCAAACCCAAAATCACCAAAACAGTCAGCTACGCATTTTCGGAGTAATTCTCGAGGGTCGTTGCATTTGCAACTACTTTGTGTAAGACTCCGCGTGATGGGGATTTTCACTCGCACAACAAAACCCGCTTTCGCTTCTGAG